GTTGCAGTTGTTGATAGTCCAGTAATTGATACTGTTGAATCTAACCAATTTACTGTGTTAGCAGAATGGTCAAGTGTTGCTAAAGAGATGTCATCAGCACCATCATAATATTTTAAAGTAGGTGTAGTCGGAGAAGTTGTATCTAACCATATTGTACCAGCAACAGCACCAGATGGTCTAGATGTTCCTGATTGAGATGTGTTAATAGCTTGTAAAGCTGAGTTCAAATCAGAACGAAAACTTGGGAAACTTTGGTTATTAATTACTAAGTCGTTTTGTGCCATAATCTATCTAATATCTTATTTAAAATCCTTTTGCAATATAATCAAAAGTTCTACTTACTCCAGTTCCACCACTATTCTTAAAGGCAATATTGAAGCCGTTGATAGTTTTGTTATCTAAAGTATAAAAATCACCAGTAGCCATTCCTTGATTAGTAATACCGATAGCATAATTAACAGAATAGAATGGTCTTGTAAACACTACTGTATAAGTACCAGTTCCACTTACTAAATCATTACCATTTTGAATAGTATCTTGTACGTCAATCGTTACACTTAAAGCAGATACAACTGGAGTAGAAGCTAAATCATCTGATCTCATATTAAGTCTAAATTTAAAATATCTAGCTGTATAATCACCAACTACAAAATTTCTAAATGCAGTATAAGTTATGTTGTCAGCAGAAGTAGAAATTTCTAAATGAGCATTACAGTTAGCAGGAGAATCTCCATCAAAGTTAGAAGCACCATCATCAAAGTCGCCAGTAGCACTATCAAAAAGATTATCTATATTATCAACAGTTTGTGTAAGAGAAGCAGTTACACGAACAGTGTAACTTCCACCAATGTCAATAGGAGAAGCAAATTCATAAGAACCTGTAGGAGACAAGTCATAAGTAGTTACACCAGCATCAAAAAAAGTTGTAGGAGAATCAAATAGTCCAACAGCAGAATCAAATGTTTCAGTAGAATCTAATCTTAAAGCACCACTATCAATATAGACATTAGTTTTAGTTCCTGAGAATGTAGGTGATTCAGTTTGTGTTAGAACAGCATTAAAATCTCCTATCTCTAATAAGTTAGTTGATATTACAGCTTCATTAGATGAGAAGTTTCCATTTTTATCTACTGCTTTAATTAAGTAAGAACCAATCCTAGCTGGTACTGTAACTGAAGTAGCTGGTCTTGCAACTTTTTCAACTAAAGAAACTGAGTTCTGCCATTCAGCACCAGTTGTTAATGTACTAAATCTAATTGCATAATAAGCTAAATCTAAATCTGGTATTTGTGTCCAAGACAAGTGAGCATCACGACCAATTATATTACAAGAAAAATCATCTACGTTAGCAGGTGGTAATAGTCCACCAACAATAGTTCTAGTAGCAGAAGTGTAAGTAGAACTAACTCCTAATGTGTTAAATGCTTTTACTCTTACATTATATATATCTCCATCTATCACATTTAATATTCTTTGTTCTAAACCTCTACCTTGTCCATGAATTATGTAATCAGTTTCATCAGATCGTTTATATTCAACTTGATAGTAGTCCACAAAAGAATCTGGTGATGCACCTATTGTTACATCTAAAGCAGTAATAACAACTCCATCTGAGTATTCAATTAATTGGTCATCTAAAGTAACTGAAGCAGGTGCTTGAACATTATTAGGATTTGGTAATGTTGTATCAGCTATTGTAGGTGCTTCTGCTTTTTCTGACCAAGTATAGAAGTTATCTTGATGTTCAATAAGTTTTAATGAAACTGTAGAATCTGAATTAATAGTTAGTCCATAAACTCTAAATAGTTTAGAACTAAATCCACCAGTTGTATAAGTAAGATCAACTAAATCTCCAATAGTTAAATTAAGTGCTTCTGAAGTACACATAACTTCTACTGCTAAAGCATTTCTAGATCTTTTTAAAACAATCTCGCAAAGTTCTTCTGCTTGATAAGGATTTGATATTCCTTGAAATGTAAAATTACCTTCTAAATTAGTTCCATTGTCTTGTGCAAGTAATGTTGCGTATTGATCTTCAGCAGGTAAACCAGAATCATCTGCTGGTGGGAATGATACTGTATCTTCTTGCCATTCTTTTTCAGGATTAACAAATGTTCCTATAACTCGGTTATATTTAGTATTTTTCTTCTCACCAAATATTTTAATACCACCAATAATATTATCTTTGTTTAAGCTTAATTGTGATGAACCTGTATTTTCAATAATCAAGAAATACTTACCTTGTGTATAGGTAAATATTGCTCTCATTGGATTTAATAGTTCTCTTACATTGTCTATAAGTTTTTGTTCAGTATCTAGAACTATGTTTGTTTCAAATAAGTTAATATCTGTTCCACCAGAATAAGGTGTTACATTTGTGTCGCATAAATCTGCTGAAGTTTTAAATGAATCATAATTAGTTTCAAATGAAGAATTAGGTAAAGCTTTTCCATATCTAGCATTTCTTAAATAGTCTAAAAGACATAAAGATGAGTTAGCAGAATAAGTCCAAGTAGAAGCTGTATCTTGTCTATGAGAACCAGAACCACCTTTAGTTGAATCTAATCTAGGGTCATAAACTTTTTTACCTTTAAGAACTACTTTAACTTCTGGTAATGAATTAAATGCGTCTTGATTCCATTTGAATTTAAAAGCAAGATAAGCAACACCTGATAATTTATGATTAGAACCCCAGTTAGATGATTCATCTAATAAACTTGATACTGGTTGATTGTCTAATCCATAAAATGATTGAACTGATATTAAGCTTTCACCATCTTTATAATAATTAGTATCTGAACTATTTACTGTTCTTACTGTTTGATCTGTTAATGCACCAGACCAAGTTACTAATTTATCATTAACATAAATCTCATCTATTGATTCAATTCCATTACCACCACCTTCACAAAGAACTCCTGCCATGTAAAGATATGTATTATCTGTTCCTGAACTCTCTACAAATACTCTTGCTATACCAACTTGTCTTTGACCGTATACAACTGGAATAGCTGTATTGTTAGAAGCTTTATTTACTAATATACCTTGTGCAGTTTCTTGTTGTTGAACATTTCTTTTTGGTGGTTCAGGTTTTAAAACCCAAGATATAGCTGTAGTAACAACTAATTGAACGACTGCTGATGTGATTGGATCAAAACCCATTAAACGTGAAACTCCCTTTTAAATTTCATAGATCTTCTGTAGATAGTTGAGTCATCAGCTATCCTTAACCATTTTAAAGGTTGATCTACTTCTAGTAAATTTCTAAAGTATTCTTTAGTCCAATTCATAATTTCTCTTAAATGACTTTTAGCAACTGTTTCAATATGCCAAATATTGTTTCCTGACTTCCATTCATTAGCTTTTAGTCTACCAGTTGTCATAAATCTTTTTTCTACTTCATCACTTAAATATGCCCAGTTAGTAAAACCTACAACTTCTCCATTAACTTTATGAATTTGATATTGTTCTAAATTAAAAGATGGCAATATTGCATTTACTAAATCTTGGTATTTCATTTTGTCGTATCTAGGGAATTGCCTATACAGATGTATAATTTTATATAAATCAGTTATGCCTTGCCCCATTTAATATCCTTTGCAGTTTGTGAAGCATAATCAAATCCTAAATCAGTTGAAAAATGTAATGCTTGAGAGTTAGTATTTGTTTTTCTTCCTTTAATTTTATCAAAGTCTGCCCAGTGTGAAGCAATAGAAATACTTACTACTGAATTTGTTTCATCTTCTTCAATGCTTAGATTTTCTATTCTTCCATCAAATAATAGGAATGGATAATTAATTAATGCTTGGTTCTCGTCTATAAATCCTCTATAAACCCATGCTCTCTTATCCATGTATTCATTGTTAAGAAATAAAGAGATTATTGTTTGATCTGCACCACCGAATTTAACTACTAAATTACTTACAGATACTTCTGATGATTCTGAAGATTCTGAACTACCTAAAAATAATGATGAAGCAACATAAGTGTTACCATCAAATGTAATGTTCTTATAATGATCTGTGTAATAACTTCCTGTGCTTACTCCAAGATAAACAAGTTCTACTGGATTAAGTTTATTAGTTGCTAATTCTGATATTAAAGAAGCATTGAGTGATCTAGGCATTACAATACCTCTATAAGATCAACTTCATATTGGAAATAGTTTTCTGTGCCTACTCTAAATTCTTGAACATCATTAGTTAAACCAACTGTGAAATCTACATTGTTATAAATTAGAACTGCATTGTCAGCTACGTTTGCTCTTAATGGTGGTTCAAATGTTAATGTTCCTTGACCAGAACCATTAGAAGATACATCAGCAACAATCATGTAAACTTTATTCTGTCCAGTAAATCTAAAATAATCTCCAG